TAAGTTTCTTACGATTAGTTTTAGTTTCTCTTTGTCCATACAATAGACGCACACAGAAGTAATTATACACAAAAAAAGAGGGTTTTGCAACCCTCTCGTTCATTTACTGAGGAGAACTATTTCTCCGTATAATAAAGATAGAAACGCCACACTTCCAAGGGATACGATCCCAGCGACTTGTAGTGCTTCCATGATATCACTTGGTGTAAGTTTTACCGCGATAGCAGAAGGTGCCGTGAGTTTCCTCACCTGCCTCATGCACTTTGCAATCAACACCACGATATTTGGTGATATTGATTTGTGCATCGTGCAGACGTGCTGCTTTCTCGATATGCTTCTTGATGATAGTAAGTGTGTTCATTTGTTTACTCCTGAAATACTAGGGATTTACGCCCCGTTCCTTCAGTCGTTTGCGTCCCAGTTACATTCGGGAGTATAATCTCGAATGGTATCAACTAATTCAACCTTCCAGTCTGCGTTCAGATTTTCATGAGCCTCAATACGAAATATTATGGCATCAGCATCTGGACAACTGAGAGATGAATAAAGTAAAAATTCAAACATGGGATGAACGCTCCGTTCCGCGACTTACTTGCGTCCCCCGAGGGGGGATGAACGACAAGTCTATTATAGACTTCATACCATATTTAGTCAAGTAGTTTAGTATCCGTTTATACAAACATACCTTTATCACTCATAAACTTGAGTGTTTCTTTCAGTGTTCCGCGATGGTCGAGTCCAATAGCAATCTGAGGATACTCTGCCTCACTACCAAACTCAGCACGGAACTGTCTGTCACTAAAGTCAGCACCAAGTAAGAACTCTCTTACCTCCTGACCACAGGCTTCAAGAACCATCTTTGCTCTTTCAGATTCTTGACTTCCATTTGAATATACAAGTGCTTGTCTCATTGGTCTTTGTATATAATTGAAATTTTTCTCTTCTCCTCACCTTTATGATTAAGCAGATAAGAATAATGAACCTCTGCATTTAGAAGTTCAGCAATCTTTTCTACCAAGTTTTTGGTGATATTTAATTTAGTTACTTTGTCGCCAGTCATCAATCTCTTCTTGAGTAGGAACAATAATTCGGAAGGCAAGACCTTCTTCTTCAAACTCTTCGTTCATCTTTTCGTATGTTTCTGGTGTAATCTTCTCAAACATTATATTTGTCCCACACCTTACGAATGTTTTGTGTGATGGGTAGACCACCAATGTAAGTTTCTAACAGTTCTCCATCACCATCAGTAATAACAAGAACAGGAGTGGCAGTCACACCATACTTCCTAGCGAGAGTAAGATTCTCTTCAGAAATAGGAACGTCACTTACATCTTCAAGATAAACCTCTTCAATGACACTCTCACGGGGATCCTTGAGAGCAGTAATATACTTCTTTACGAGACCACATGGTCCGCAAGATTCTTTTGTGAACATTAAAAATTTAGTCACGCTGCCTCCAGTCATCAGGTTTGTCTCTATTAAACCAATCTACAATTTCATCAGCACTTTCAAACCCCGTTTTATGATTGGATGGGTCGGGGTCTCCTAATCCCATCCTATTCAGAAAATCATCAGTGCTACCCTCTTGGATATCCTGTGATGCTTGACGACGTGCTTTTTGTAACCAGTCTCTTGCGAGAGTATGTGCCTTGGCAAGTTTTTCTGCCCAGATCATATCTTCTAGAGGAACTTCTTCTTTATTTGCGATGCAACGGCAAATGGACTCCAAACGAAGTCTATATTGGGTAGAAAGCATAAGTTACTCTCGGATTCTAAGTTCTAAATCTTCTAATTTAAGATACTCTTTGTGCGCCGTTTCCTGACGTTCACCAATAATATTAACGATATCTTTCACAATGATATCGTTCTCAACATAGTCATCAATGTACTTATCAATGGCTTCTTTCAGATATCTATATCTGTGCCACTCTGGTGAATATGGTTTATACATGATTAGAAATTATATGTTGAGATCATAGTACTATTTAAACCTATTGTCAAGCATCAAGTTTCTTAATATGACTTAAGTTTGAACGCTCACTTTTTTTCATCTTCTTATATTGCTTAATCAGACGATCTACTTCTTTATTTGAAACGTTGATCTTCAGTTCTTTATCATCTTCAGACTCCACGAATCCAAGACCAGATTTTTCCATACGAAATACCTGGTTCTCAGTTTCATCAACATAGTCATTGATGACTTCTTGAATTTCACCGCGAATGAGAGCATTAATTTGCTCTCTCAACTCATCGTCTTTCATTTCTTTTTCTTGTCGTCTGGTTTTTTATATCCCCACAGTTTAGGATTAATTCTTCCCTCTGTCTGGGTAATGTTGATAAGATCTTTTTTATACTTATCGTAGTACTCATCAAAAATCTCTACCATTTTTTGACAGGTTACAATATCAAAATGAGTAACTTCATCCTGAATATATTCAACAAGATATGCGTTACTTGGTAAAGATTTATCTTCAGACAAGGTGGGATCACAGTCAGCGTTAATTACTTTTAGACCTTTTGCCATCAAGAACGATCTCCCCACAAGATATCGGGATATGCTTCCTTGATAACATCCTCCTTAATATTATACTTAGATTGAAGTTGTTTATCCTTCACTAAGCAAATAATTTCCGCTTCGTTAGGATGAAGTCCTTCAAGAAGTTGAATGAACATAGTCTCTCTACGAAGAGAAGAAAGACCATCGTTACCACCTTTAATAAAGTGATACAGGTTCTTATACTCTCTACGCAAAGAGGTATGATCAGTTCCAACAGGAACTTCATTCTCTTTGTAAGGAACAGGACCTTCAGGAACTGCAGAAATCACAGAGGGATCAAAGTTCCAAATGAAGATTGCCTTGATAGAAGGGTCTTCATACTGCTTCAGGATTTCAACCTTCTTTGCTTTTGAACGTTGCTTTGATGCAAGTTCAAGAACTTCGTGGATAAAAGGATTAGGTGGAAGTTGAACTTCTTTTTTAGGTCCCGCCTTTTTTCTAGTTGTCGTCTTCTTCGTCGTCGTAGTCATAATCGTTTTCAAATCTCACTGCTAAAATTTCATCTGGAAGAACGTTTCCGTTTTCATCAAACATCTCTGGATGTGTATATGCGATGTTTGTGCTGTAGAAATGTTCTTTTGCTAACCATCCTACCACACCTCCAACAAAGAAGAACATTATTGAAACAAGTGTGCTGATGGTAAGTGTTACTGCTAACATCTTCCTGTCCTCCAGAGACTATTTTTTCCTGATATCCAGATAGAAGTTCAGGTGTAAAACAATCTCTCGACGGAAGAAGGAGACCATTTTACCAAACTTTATCTGAAAAGTTTTTGGTGGTTCTGGTTTCGTCCTCCTTTTACGAAGTAATAATTCAATGCCCCGATTGATCTCGGTTCTTGATTTATTTAGTTTGCTTTCTTTTTCTTCCTGGTCGTTTGTCATTGCTGTATCTCCCAGCATCTTCTAAAATATTATTCAAATAATTTTTAATTTTTCTTGCCTGTGGTTTTGGAATATGACCATAACCTTCACGAAGTTGTTTATGCATATCATCACTACCACCTTCAAGATATTCTTCAAGGTCAGTTATGAGATTACTAATTTCTACAACAGTTGAGCTCTCAATGAACTGGTTAATTTCATCTCTCTTTGTCTTACGAATTTTTAGATAATCATAAAACTTGAGAACGAACTTACCTTCAAAGGCAAAGTCAATTGCTTGCTCTACGTCGAAATTAAGTTCTTGAAAGTTATTTTCCATCAGACCAGTTTTTGTTCCCTGAGATACTTAACAGTTTCGGTACATCCCCCAATAGATTTATCATCTAAGATAACTTGAGGAAATGTAGAACCTTGACCAAATTTATCATAAAATTCATTTCTGTCAAAGTCATTTCCAAGTTTATACACAACGTGTTCCAACTCTGCTAACTTTAATACTTGCTGAACCTTTGTACAAAAAGGACAACCATCTTTTGAATATACTGTAAATACCATAATGAAATCTTTTAAAATTTATTTAGGAGGTAGTTGTTGTATAGGAATCGATTGTCCGTTAATGTCAATATATTCAACCTCTTTCCAACTTCCACCGACTCCTCCATCCATATTGACCACAATATCTGTTGTAGGAAGTTGTTTACTAGAGACATCAACAATGTCTCCAGGGAGAGGTGTGAATTGATAGTAGTGACCATCCCATCGACGGTTCCTCATACCAATAAGATTGACTGCATCTCTTTCCCATCCACAGTCAGCAATCTTTTCACCCCTCGGGTTGAATACTGAATACAGTCCTTTCATTTTTCAATAAGTGGATGGGCAGGTTTGAATTCTCCTTCACCAAATGGTTGAGACGACACCGTAACGTTACGGTCTCGGTTCTTAATAATGATAAAGGCATCTTTATTATACTTACGAGTCCCTTTCACAGGTGCCCACTTAGTTCCAGCACCATCAATCTCATAGACAGCAGTTCCACCAATCTCCACAGAGACATCATCGTAACAATCCCATCCAAGTTGTGCAATAACATCATAGAGTTGTTCTACAACACCTTGATTACAAACTGCGATTGCCTTCCGTTTTGAAATAAGTTCATCTTGCATAACATTTTCCTCTGGGTCTAATGATCCGTGCATAAAAAAAGAGGGTCGTATGACCCCCCTAGTATAACATACATTTTGCTGGTTATCAACCAACAGGATGATCTCTTAAAACCTCCCTACAAATCTTTTTACATGTTGCTTGACTATCATCACATTCAATCAAACAATCATAATAGTCGTTGATAACATCCGATTCCTCCAATGTTTTATCTAAGGTTTTATTTAATCGACGGAAAGAGTCTTTCCATCCAGCAAGTTGATTATACGAAAGCAAATTATGCATAATTTCCTCCAAGCAATTTAATTAATAACAAAATTTAGAAGAAACTTTCAGGTCATAGGTTTGGTTTCCTAATTCTGTTCTATCTATACAAGTTTGTTTTAATTCACTAACATTTGTTTCATTTTTACATAACTACAAAAAAGAAGGTCTTTCAACCTTCTCGTAAGTTAGATATCTTTATCGTAAAGATCTTCTAGTTTTTCTCTAGATAGATCAACGTACATCACTTCCTCACCAGGGTTAGGTGCCTCTGGGTGACGTGGTTTAGGTGGTTCGGACATCATCTTATTGATGTCACGAACGTTAGACCACATCAGTGCGAAAGCACCACCTGCGATGATAGAGAAACATACACCATA